GAAGTTGGTGAGTGGAGGGATAAACTGATCGCACGGAATCCGGGATGGAATGAAGTCTTGGAAAAAGCAAGTAAAGCACCAAAATCAAACGTAAAGAAACTCTAATGGCAAGAAGAAAAAGAGCAGATCAACCAATCGGTGTCGGTCTTACTACTCGTCAAGCAAAGCGTAAAAAACCATTAAGTAGTGAATATTTAATTGATATTGACCCTCTTACTGAAAATCAAAGAAAACTTTTCGATTCATACTCTGAAGGTAAACATCTTGTTGCCTACGGATGTGCCGGAACTGGTAAAACTTTTATTACTCTATTCAATGCTTTGAAAGATGTTCTTGATGAAAGAACTCCTTATGAAAAGGTCTATATTGTAAGATCTTTAGTTGCTACTAGAGAAATTGGATTTCTTCCAGGTTCTCATGATGATAAGGCAGATATTTACCAGATTCCTTATAAGAATATGGTGAAGTATATGTTCCAGATGCCTTCCGATGTTGACTTTGAAATGCTCTATGGCAATCTAAAATCACAAGAAACGATTAAGTTCTGGAGTACCTCATTCTTAAGAGGAACCACTCTTGATAATTCAATTATTATTGTAGATGAGTTTCAAAATCTTAATTTCCATGAATTGGATTCTATTATCACTCGCGTTGGTGAAAATACAAAAATTTGTTTTTGTGGAGACGGAACTCAATCAGATCTTGTAAAAACAAATGAGCGTAATGGCATTGTGGACTTCATGCAGGTCTTGCGTAAGATGCCATCATTTGATATAATTGAATTTGGTGTAGACGACATTGTTCGTTCTGGACTTGTTAAAGAGTATATTATTGCAAAAATGGAAGCAGGATTTTAATGTTTAAGCATATTGATATTGAATTGCCCAAACTTGAACGAACAACAATTGATGGGGTAAGATATTATGAAGTTCCTGATAATGAAGAATTACTAAAATTAGTATCAATTACTTCCGTAACAAGTCACAAAAATCGCCAGATATTTGTCAAATGGCGAAAAAAGATTGGTGAGGAAGAAGCAGATAAGATTACCAAACAAGCAACCAGTCGTGGTACTGATATGCATACTTTGGTAGAACATCACCTTAAGAATGAGAATCTGCCAGAAGTTCAACCACTTTCAGATTTCTTATTCAAGATTTCTAAGTCAACTCTCAATCGTATAAATAATATTCACGCCCTTGAGGGGTCTCTATATAGTAAACAACTAGGTATTGCTGGAACTGTTGACTGTATAGCAGAGTTTGATAACGAGTTGTCAATCATAGACTTTAAGACTTCTAAAAAACCAAAACCACGCGAGTGGATCGAACATTATTTTGTTCAATGTATGGCATATGGTTGTATGCTTTACGAACTGACTGGTATTCCAGTTAAAAAACTTGTAATCATTATGGCTTGCGAAAATGGAGAATGCGTCGTCTATGAAGAAAGAGACAAATCAAAGTACATCAAACTGCTCACCGAATACATTAGAGAGTTTGTTAGAGATAAATTGGAATTCTATGGAAACAAATAAAGAATTAGAACAGGTTATAGAAAGTAAATTTTTAACTCCATCAAAATTTGCTCTGGAGATTGAAAAAATTGTAATTGAAGAAAATTTAAATTATATTGATGCAATTGTACATTATTGCGAAATTAATAATCTTGAAGTGGAATCAGTGACTAAACTGATTTCTAAACCGCTAAAAGAACGATTAAAATGGGACGCAACTCGTCTTAACTTTATGAAAAAAACTTCCCGTGCTCGTTTGCCTCTATAATGTCACCATTTGAAACTTATCAACATTATTTGTCACTCAAAAATCATTTCACAAATCCAAAATACGACTTCTTTAAATACGGTGCGAAGACTCGTGCCAGTGTAACTTCCTTTAATAAAAGATCCGATAAATACTGGTTTGAAAAAACAAGTCGAAAATACAATGACAAGGAAGTTGTAGATTTTTTAGTATCAAACTTTGTAGCATCCGATAACCCAAGTAACTTATGGATTGGCGAGATTATAAATTCTGGAGAAAGAATTTATTCAGATTGGATGAAAAGGCAACAGAGTTTGACTTACTTGTTCAAAGAACAAAGCAACGAATTGTTCTCGGAGGTCAAATTGGAAGATGCTTTGAACTGTTCCAAAGGTCATCCACCAGTCCTCAAAAGATTTCTAAGCGGCAAATTATCATTAGAAACATTCGTAATTTACAACAAAATATTTCATTTTTCAAAAGATTTTGATAAAAAACTTTTAGATCCAATTTGGGAAACTGTCAATTTAAAGATTTTAAAGTATTCTCCTTTTCTAAATATAGACATATTTCAGTTTAAAAAGATTTTACGGGAAATATTCAATGAGTAATTTTTTTGACTCTGATATTATTCAAGAAGAATTAAAAGAAATTAATAAACTTCAAGAAGAAATTTATGGAAGTATATTATCTTTTGGTATAATGAACCGTGAAACTAAACTGGAACATATTGAAAAACTTGAATTATTATTAGAAAAGCAACGTGTAATGTATACACGTTTGTCTCTTTCTAATGATCCACAAGCGATCGAAATCAAAGATAATTTGAAAAAATCAGTTGCTCTGATGGGATTTCCACCAGAAACTGATATGCAAGTTTTATTTGGTAGCATGAATAAGACAATTGAGTCTCTCAGGCAGTTTATTGACTACTGAGAGAATCTCTGTTATAATATCAAGGTAATCCAACAAATCCAATTTATCCAAAATCTTATGTCTAACTTTGCAAATCTCAAAAAGCAATCCAAACTTGGTTCTCTCACCGAAAAACTGGTGAAAGAAGTTGAGAAAATGAATTCCAGCAGTGGTTCTTCCGATGAACGTCTTTGGACTCTCACTGTTGATAAAGCACAAAATGGTTATGCAGTAATTCGATTTCTCCCTGCACCTGATGGAGAAGATCTCCCATTCGTAAAGGTTTATAGTCATGCATTTCAAGGTCCTGGAGGTTGGTTGATTGATGAATGCTTGACCACAATCAACCAAAAATGTCCAGTATGTGAACATAACTCTGGTCTATGGAATAACGGTACAGATGTTGGTAAAGAGCAGGCACGTAAACAAAAGCGTAAACTGACGTATGTAAGCAACATCTACGTGGTAAAAGATCCTGCAAACCCCGAAAATGAAGGCAAGGTCTTTCTATTCAAGTATGGTAAGAAAATCTTTGATAAACTCACTGCTGCAATGCAACCTGAGTTTGAAGATGAGGAGGCGATCGATCCATTTGACTTTTGGCAAGGTGCTAATTTCAAACTAAAAGCAAAAAATGTTGCTGGTTATCGTAATTATGATTCTAGCGAATTTGCTGCTCCTTCTCCTCTCCTTGATAATGACGATGACCTAGAGGCAGTGTGGAAAAAGCAATATTCTCTTGCAGAATTCATTGCTCCAGATCGTTTTAAATCTTATGAAGATTTGAAGACACGACTTGACTCTGTTTTTGGTGCTAAATCTTCTGTTCGTCTTGATGAAGAAGTTTCTGATGAAGAAGAGTATTCTCGCGGTCCTGTGCGAGAACTAAATGACGACCTTCGCTCAGAACTTAACAACCTGAAACCTACCCGCCGCGCTGCTGTGGTTGAGGAGGATGAGGATGATGATGCTCTCAGTTACTTTGCAAAACTTGCCGAAGACTGATTAAATCTTATAATGGGGGGGGGATTAAGCCCCCCCCCTTTTTTTATGAAATTAATGATCTTGTATTTTCTGTTTTAATTAATCTATCATCAACATACTGTGAAGAATTATCATAAATCATTGCTTTTCTAGTATCATTAAGAACTTGTTGCAGATATATTGGTTTTAATAAGTAGATCGCCCTTTTTTCATTGTTTTTTCTAACTTCATATTCGTAGTTACTGATTCCAATTATAGGGTTTGGTATATTTACAATTTTTAAACCTAATGTATTTTCATTAGTGTAAAGTTTTCCGTCGTCATAATAAGATATTTTAAAGTTGGAATCTACAATTTTTCCAGCAGGGAGAATTAATTTATTTTGAGAATCTTTTATTTCTATAGTTTCATAATGATGTACTGCATTTAAATTTTCCCCATAGAGTTCTTCGGCATAATCATAAACTTGTTTATCTGATAATGGCCATTGATCTCTAATTCTTGTAATTCCTGCAGTAACTAAGACAACCCAATCATATTGAGCACTTCCATAAAGTTCTTCTGCTACAAGATCTGGTCTTGATCCATCAGGAATTTGATACTTATCAAATATTGTGAATACATTTTGCAAATCATCACGAAGTTTAACTCTACGAAAAAGATTTTTTACAAGAACATAATCATCAACAGACTTTCTATCGGAAAGAAAGGATTGATATTGTAGATTTGGTAACTCTCTAAAGTATGACATTTTAGTAACCTACAGAAGTGTCTCCAGAATTTGCAAGTTCTTCGTAACTTTCTTTGTAAATTGGTGTGAGTTCTTGGAACTGTAAAGTTAATTGCATATGAACTGGTGTCGCATCGGGATAAGTTGCATACTGAGCAGATCCATTATAATTAACACTCATTTGGGTTAAAGCACATGGTTTAAAACGGTGTAAAAATGGATGAACAGTTCCACCACTCATATATTCTAATTTGAATACATTGGGTGCTTTGACAAAGAGACCTCCACCAAGTTCATTCGGTCTTCCTTTTTGTGGAGTCATATTCACTTTGAATGTGCGAATAATTTCTTTAATTCTTTCAGATTCTTTTTTTGATCTTGGAACTAAATCAAATATAAAATTAAATGCTGGTCTCAATGTTACTCCATTGAATAATAATTCAACATTTTGGTTAAAGACTTGCCCAGTTGCTCTGGAAATAATTTGATTAATATCCCCTTGACCTAATAATGCTCCTAATGCTGCACCTGCTGCACCTGCTGCTATTGCTTTTTGACCTTCACCAGATTGAACTTCGGCATTTATATTATTCCATGCTTTTACTCCACTTTGTGCTAGAGATGCTGCAATATTTTGACTCAATACTGCACTGCTTCCTGCATTGGCAAGAGTTGCTTGAAGGGGATTCATACTTCCAGATACCCAATCTGCAGCATTACTGTCTTGAATATTTGCTGGCATTGGAAGTATGATGACTGCTTCTGGTCTTTGAATATTTCCAGATTGTCTTAATGCATCTTCTGTTGTTGACAATGCAAATCCACCCGTCAAATTAAGACTAGGTGCTTTATATTCAATAACCTGGATCTTAAAGTAATCGTCTCCTTTATCAATATTATTAAGTGGATAACGGAGTATGGGTGCCATTTATTTTTTTAACTATTTATTGTTAATTTTGAACTAATTTTCTGTAAGGAATTGATAATAGAGTTGCAAATTCTTCTCTACTTAATTCATATAATCCACTCACTAATCGATCATTATCTTGTGTATTATATTGTCTGATTTTTCCAAGATGAAAATTAAACCCTCTGAATCCTCTTGGCAGAATATCACCTGCACGAATCAGTGGATGTTGATCATAAAGAATTCTTGGTGTTTTTGCATAATAGATGTAAGTATAATATTTTCCTGGAGTTGGAAAAGAAACTTCACTTCCACTCAACCTTGTTAATATTTCATTCATAAGTTCTTCTGGTCTTTCGCCTCCCAATAAAGATTCTTTTAAATTTTTAAGTTGATTTGTTTTTTTCTTCGAACCAACTCTTCTTGGTAATTGTGGATTTGCCTCAACATAGTTAAGATCAGTTTTAATAATATTAATCAATACTTCTTTAGTTAATCTATCATATCCACTAAGTTTTCCTATCCCACTCGCTGTTTGATAATAAACTGTATATGATTTTGCTATCTCAACCAACTGTTCCTTTGTATAATCCTTTAATGGTTTTTCGTATCCTGTGAGTGCCATTTAATTAACGGATGTTTAGGTTATCTTCTGTGATGATTTTAAATTCATAACCACGATCAGCACACCATTCTTTTGCTGCCTCCCATTTTGCCTGATTCTTAGCATATTCATAAACTTCACTAATATATCTTTTTGTTTGTCTTTGAGGTTTAGGAGGGGGTGCAGTTTGCTTTTTAGGTTTAACCTCAATCATATATTTTTTGATTGAACCATTAGGTTCTTTTACTTTTATGAGAAAGTCGGGGTAGTATCTGTGAATTTTTCCGTCTATTGGTGAGCGATAAGGAATTGCTTTTTCTTCAGATTCCCAAGATATGATGTTTTGATTTGTATCACAATAGACACAAAACTTTCGTTCCCATAAAGACCTATAGATGATATTTGTTGGATCACCATTATATTTTTCAGGAAAGGATGGTTGATATTTTCCCTTATATGACATCTAAATACTTACAATAAGAAACTCACAATAGGTATTTAGAGTGGCAACGCCCCGTAAAATATCAGATATAAGACCATTATTTACTAATCTTGCACAAACTTCTCACTATGAAGTCAGGTTTGGAGGTCTTCCAGATCAATTAAAAAAATATCTAGGTCAAAGGGGAATTACTGCAAGATTTATTGCAGAGGACGCTGGTTTGTTGTGTAATAATGCAGTTCTTCCAACAACTCAACTTGCCACAGTAAATGTAGATGGAAATTATACAGGAATAACAGAAACATTTGCACATCGTAGACAATACCAAGATATAAGTCTTGAATTTTATGTTGATAAAAATTATAATACATTGAAATTTTTAGAGCATTGGATGGAATTCATTGCAAGTGGTTCTACAAATCCTGTTGATGGAAATAATGCACCAATTAATAGTAATATTGATCAGGGATACTTTATAAGAATGCAGTATCCTGAATATTACAAATCAAATAGAACTAGTATTATAAAATTTGACCGTGACTATCAAAGAGAAATCGAATATACTTTCATAGGTTTATATCCATACAGTATTGCATCAATACCTGTTGCATATTCTCAGTCAGATGTCATGAAAATGCAAGCATCATTTAAAATGGATCGATATGTAATTGGTAAATCTTATAGTATTAACATTGCAAGAGTCGAAGACAATAACAGAGAACCAACTCAACCTTCACCAGGAGCACCGAGAAATCAGACAAATCCAACTCCTGTTTTAAGAACACCTAGATCTCCTGGATCAATACCTTCAAATGGAGTTGAATTTTTGCGGTCTGACCTTTCTTTATATGAGAATTTATACGGGAAAGGGCAATAAATAAATTATCTTATCTTATGGATTATTATGCCATTACCGAAGATTGCAACTCCTTCATATACATTAGAAATTCCTTCACTTAAAAAAGAAATTAAATATCGTCCATTTCTTGTCAAAGAAGAAAAAATATTAATCATTGCTATGGAAAGTGAAGATTCCAAGCAAATTGCTGAGGCAGTTAAAACAGTAATTTCAAATTGTATTTTATCAAAGGGAATTAAAGTTGAACAACTTGCAACTTTTGATATTGAGTATCTATTTTTAAATATTCGTGGAAAGTCTGTCGGAGAAGCAGTTGATGTTCTGATCACATGTCCCGATGACGAAAAGACTCAAGTTCCTGTAAGTATTAACTTAGATGATATTGAAATTAATATCGATGAAAACCATTCTAGAGATATTAATTTGGATGATAATCTAACATTGAGAATGAAATATCCATCAATGAAAGAATTTGTGAAAACAAATTTTGGCAATGACTTTAATATAAGTGTTGACGAAACTTTTGATTTAATTATTTCTTGTATTGAGCAGGTGTATAGTGAAGAAGAATCATGGTCAGCGGTTGATTGTACAAAAAAAGAACTTTCAGAATTTATTGAACAATTGACTTCAACTCAATTTAAACAGATTGAAAAGTTTTTTGAAACAATGCCCAAACTTTCTCACACCATTAAGGTTAAAAATCCGAATACAGAAGTAGAGAGTGAAGTGTTGCTGGAGGGATTATCAAGTTTTTTCGCCTAGGCATGGCTCATGAAAATCTTGAGTCATATTATAAAACTAATTTTTCTCTGGTACAGCATCATAAATATTCATTGACAGAGATAGAAAATATGATACCATGGGAGAGAGAAATTTATATTGCTCTCCTTAAACAATACATTGAAGAAGAAAACCTAAAACACAGTGCAAATGGCTGAGATAGATCCAGAAAAAGTTGGAAAATCTGGCATTGATCCAATTACAGGATCTATATTGTCTCAGGAAGTTAGAAATAGTCTTCTAAAAAAGACTACATTTGATGCATCAGTTTTTAGAAATGAATTATTAGCGGTTGAAGGTAGAAGAAGAGAATTAGACTTACAAAATACAAATGTTATTCGTGAGCAAGAAAATGTATTAATTGGGTTTAATTCAAATATTCAAGCACTAAGAAGTGATATTGGTAAACTTGGAACAGGTCTTGCAAATATAGCACTACTTCTCCAACAAGATGGTGCTGAGGAACAATCTAGACTTAGAGCAGATCAAGAAAAACAAAGAAGACTTGCAGAGCGTCAGGTTAGAATTGGTAAAGAAAGTGACATAGAAGAAAAAATACAAAGTGCTCTTGTGGCACCTGTTCAAAGATTGGTTCCTCAAGTAAATGATGTCTTTGGAAAAATTGGACAAGCACTTACAATTTTATTTGGTGGTTGGTTAACTACTCAAGTTATTCAAGCAATAAAAGCATCTGAAGAGGGCAATACAAAATTATTCAATGATATTAAATTTAATATTCTCAAAAATCTTGCAATTGTTGGTGGTGGATTATTGGCAGTTAAAACAGGATTTTCTTTAGTTAAAAATACAATTGCTAAAGTTGCATCCGGATTGACAAGATTACTAATTGCAAAACCACTTGCACTTGCTGCTGGGTTACTTAGAATTCCTGGAATGGGATCTGGTGGAAAACCACCCGCAACTACAGGACCAAAATCGGGAGGAATACTTGGAGGACTTGGAAAACTTCTTACAGGTTTAAGTGTCGCAATGAATCTTAAGAATAAGGAATATATTGACACTGTGCTGGGTGGATTAAGTTTATTTGCAAAAGCACCAGGACCTATTGGATTAGTTGCCAAAGTTGCTGGAGTTGCATTTACTTTAGATGAAATTGCAGAAGCTTTTGGTAAAAATATTTTTGGAGATGAGCGTGATAAAATTGTTAATGATGCGGCACAATCTGCAAAAAAAGAATTAGAAAAACTTAAATCATCAGAAACTACAAAAACAACACCATCTACAAAATCATTACCTTCTTCTGCACCACCGCAACCTATGGTGCAACCAAAAACACCTATGATGGGTGAGCAAAAACAAGAAGCAGCAACTCCCACACCAAGTCCAGAAAGAGTTTCTCAATTCGAGCAAGCATGGCAATACAGGAATAATCCTTTAGCAAGAGGGAGAATAGAAGGTGCTTGGGATAAGATGAGTGATGAAGAACGCCGACAAGCAAAAGAATGGGCAAAATCAAAAGGATATAATTGGAATGAAATGAAATTGAAAGAGTCCTCTTCAATGATGAGTCAGACTCAAACAACTCCACAATCTATGAAAGAAAGTGCAGTTCCCGCACAAATGTCTACCCCAGCACAAGTTGCCGCATTGCCAAAAGAACCCGTAAAAGTTGGTCAACTTCCTGAACCAAAACCATCATTGACAATGATTAAAACATCAAACAATGCAAATCAACAACAAAATGTTCCTGTTACAAGTGGAGCATTATCTGATGTTCCTTTAATCAACTCTGCAAACCCCGATAATTTTTATGTTCTCTACTCCCAATTAACTTATAATGTGGTGATATAAAATGGCAACAATAGCAGATTCTCTTAAAAAGTCATCAATTAATATCAATACTATTTCCAAGTCGCTGACTGAAACAAAGAAAAATGTTTCTTCAGTGAATGATTCTGTGAATAATATTTCCAGAATCATTGCAACAAATACTAGAGTTAAAAGAGAATTATTTGAAAATTCCAAAATTATTGGTATTAGAAGAGAAGAGGCATCAAAGAGACAACAACTTGAAGATCAGATAGAATCCTCAAAAGTTTCAACATCTCCATCAAGAGGTCTTGCTTTTGCTAACAGAAGCAATAAAGGACCTTTGAGCAGATTATTAGGATTTTTGGGATTTACATTTGCTGGTTGGATTGTAGAAAATTTGCCCACATGGATTTTTATGGGAAAGGAATTTATTTCCAGAATTGAAATGTTTGGTAGATCAATGTATAATATGGTTGATAATATGAAATTAATCATAAGTTCTTTTGGATCTGTTTTAAAAAATTCTTTCAATGCTATTATTACTTTAAATTTTGATGAATTTAGTGATGGGAGTGTTGCACAATCTTTTGATGAATTAAATCTTGCAGTTCAGAGTTTGGGAGATGATATTACTAAAACATTTGAACTCTTTACAACTCCCCTAAACAAATCAGTAGAAACGGGTGAAGAAGGACCTGGACTTGGTGAAGAAAGACCTGATACGATGTTTCCAACTGAAGGTGGATACGCAACAGCAGGATTATCTGGAGTAGCAAAACAAAGAGTTGGAACTGATACAGCATTTTTGGGAGAAATTAAAAGAGTATCACAAAAATATAATATCCGAGAAGGAGATTTACTGGGATTAATTGCCTCCGAAAGCGGATTCGATCCTTCTGCGGGACAAGTTGGTGGATATGTTGGTTTAATTCAATTTGGGGCGAATGAAGCAAGATCAGTAGGAACAACACAATCTGCTCTAATGAAAATGAGTAGAGCAGAACAAATGAAATATGTTGATAAGTATTTTGAAACAAGAAAATTGAAAAAGGGAGCAGGTGCTGGACAATTATATGCAACTGTTTTTGCTCCAGCATATGCTTCCGGCGATCCCAATAAAGTTCTTTATAGTTCACCTTCTAGAGAATATGCTTCAAATGCACCTCTTGATACTAATCAGGATGGAAAAATAACCATTGCTGAAATGGGTGGAAGAATTCAGAAGAAAAAGAAAGAATTTGGTATTTCTGATAATGTTGTAATTACTTCCACAGCAGCACAATCACCTATGATACAAGTTCCTGCAGGAAATATAAAACCATTAGTTGGTGATAGACTTGGTGCGGGTAGAAATCATGGTGGGGTCGATTTACAAGTTCCTTCAGGAACTCCATTGAGAGCAATTTCTGATGGTCAAATTGTTGACTCAGATTATGAAAAAGGATGGGGAAACTTTTTGGTGATGAAGGATAATCTTGGAATTTATCATTTATATGCTCATATGCAATCTGGATATAAAAAAGGAGGTACAGTTAAAAAAGGAGAAGTAATTGGAAAGGTAGGGATGTCTGGAAGAACTACTGGACCCCATCTTCATTGGGAAACAGGAACTGGGTGGAATGGTGGAATAATAACAGGAAGATTTGATGCTCTTAATAAGTATAGTAAATATGCACCATTTAATACATCATCCGAATATTCAAAAACTCAGGCACAAATTTCAGCACCTCCAACAAGAGTGGCACAACCTGCTGCGATGACTCCTCAGAGAAAAGGATCTCAGGTTGTAATTATAGATGACACAAAACCACAACAATCCCAAGTATCCTATCCAGCAGAACAACCATCATACGCACCAACAATCAGTGAATTTAAATTGTTAAATAATTTTATTAAAAACAAACTTTTAATCGATCTTGCGTACCTATAATGTCAATTAAAAAGTCGATATACGAAGAGTTAATATTAGAATCTAATGATAGATCTAGAACTATAGATCTTACAACTGGAGTAATTCTTTTTGAATACTATGAAGATATTTTTTCACCAACAATTACTGCAAAAGTTAAAGTTGTTGACAATGGTAATGTCATTGCGCCTAAAGATAATCCAGATGGAAATAAGCAAGCAATTTATAATGGACTTCCTTTAAGAGGTGGTGAAAGACTTTCACTCAAAATCGCAGGAAACTCTGCAACTAATCCTGGTTTAAATTTTTCTAAAAAAACTGATGATTACTTTTATGTTTCAAGTATTACTGATGTTATTTCAGAAACAAACAGAGAAACATTTACATTACATTTAACATCAAGAGAAGCAATCACCAATGAAACATCAAGAGTTTCAAAAAAATTTCCAACTTCATTAAGAATTAGTGATTCTGTTCAAAGAATCTTAAATGATTATCTAAAAACAAATAAAATAGGAAAAATTGATTCTTCTTCAAACAAGTATGGATTTATTGGAAATCTAAGAAAACCATTTACTGTTCTAATTTGGTTAGCATCAAAAGCAGTTCCAGAAAGTTCTGGAAATCCCACCGCTGGATTTTTATTTTATCAAACCCAAGATGGATTTCAATTTAGATCTCTTGATGAACTGATTGTCCAAACTCCTAAAGCAACTTATACTTACACAGAATCATCAGAATCTTATGATGAGAGTGATAAAAAAGTTAATAATGATTTTAAAATCTTGAATTATTATACTGATAAAAACCAAAATTTGATTGAAAAACTTAGATTGGGAACTTATGCAACTCAAAGAATGTTCTTTAACCCTTTGGATTTTTCATTCTCAAGTCCAGAAAAAGGTCTTTTTAGTTCAAAAGATTATTCTGGAAAAGCAAAAACTCTTGGTAGTAGATTAAAACTTCCTCCTATTGCGGAGGGATCTGACAAATCTTTAGGTGATGTTCCAACTCGTATTATTACTGCAATTTATGATGTTGGAACTTTAGAACAGGGAGTATCAAAAGAAATCAATTCTGATCAAGGTCAATATCAATCACAGAGTTTAATGAGATATAATACTATGTTTACTCAAATAGTAAGCATGGTTGTTCCATCAAATACAAATTTAAGAGCTGGTGATGTGATTGAATGTAATTTTCCAAAAATTACACAATCTGATGCAAAAGAATTTGATTCTGAGACAAGTGGACTATATATGATTAAGGAAATATGTCATCACTTTAATACTGAAAATTCGTACACTTCGATGAAACTTATAAGAGATACTTTTGGTATAAGTAAAGAGGCAAAAAAATAACAAATGTTAGATCAATCATTACTTCAAAGCAATTTTATTGGTAGAGATGGATTTCGTTGGTGGATTGGACAGATACCACCAATTGAATCTATGGGAGAGCAACTCACTGGTGGTGGGTGGGGTAATCGATTCAAAGTAAGAATTCTTGGGTATCATCCTTACAGTGAAGCAGATCTTCCGAATGAAGATCTACCATGGGCACAATGCTTAATACCAACAACAGCAGGCAGTGGTGCTGCTAATGTTGCAACTGGAGTTCAATTACAGCCAGGCGATGTTGTTCTTGGATTTTTCTTAGATGGTGATAATGCTCAAATACCTGTGATTCTGGCAACATTTGGAAGAACAAGTTCAGTTCCTTCCACGACATATGAATCTCCATTTATACCATTCACTGGATTTTCCAGTTTAGTTCCAAAAAATGGGGGAACAAATACTAATGAGACTAATGAAGTAACACAAAGTTCTCTGCCAACTCCACCGGATGTTAGTGTAGAACAAGGAAAACAACTATCTTCAATCTTTGGATATCAAGTAATATCAGCAAATTCTGCAATTGGTGATATTATTCCTCTTGCAAATACTGCACAAAATGCAAAAACTTCTAAAATAAAGTCGGTTGTTACGAATTTAATTAAAAGAGTAAAAAGATTTCAAGGAAATGCTCAAAAAATAACAAATGAAATAAGAAAAGCAGTTGATAAAATTGTGCTTCTTTCTAATGAGTTTGTGGGTCTTTTTATGAATCCATTAATTAAATTACTCAAAACTCTTTTAAATCAAGGATTAAAGTTATTATACAAACTTGTTTTTGCTACAGTTCTTGCTGCTACAGGAAATCCTATAATTGCTCATGCTGCTGGAGTTGCCGCACAAAAAGCAATGGTAGGTCCAGTAAAGGCACTTGAGGATTCATTTTCATGTGTTGCCGGAGAAGTTATTGATAAACTTAAAAATATTGTTACGAATATTATTACATCTGCAGTTGAGAATATAGACAGGTTTGTAAGTTGTGTAGAAGACCAATTTGTTGGATCACTTTTAAATTCAATTATTGATAATCTTGAAACATTGATGTCTTCACCTCTTACTGGAGTTGCAAAATTACTTCAATTCTTCTCTGATTTTAGTGTTGGTAAGACAATGAGATCTGTTGTTGACGGACTAGGAGTTTCTGGTGCAGCATTTGATTGTAAACAAAATTTCAGCAATTATCAAGGACTAGCAAATGAATGGGTTGTTGGTGGTGGTCCAAAATATGGAAATGTAAATCCATATAATAATGTAAAAAATCTTGTAGATATTGAAAATTCCGGAGTTGATCCAAATTCAGTTGTTGAATGTTTTTCTGGTGCCCTGCAATTTGCAAATCCACCCATTATTAACATTTTTGGAGGAACAGGATCTAATGCAACTGCAGTTCCTATTTTTGGAAATGTTGTAACTGGACCAGATGGTAATGTTACTGGAAGTGTTATTGGAGTTCAGATTACAAATCCAGGATCTGGATATACTTTCCCACCATTTATTGAGATTGTTGATGATAACGAGCAAGGTTATGGTGCAGTTGGAAGATCTTTAATTAATGAGAATGGTGAACTTGAATCCATATACATGGTATCCGAAGGTGAAAATTATTCAGTTGGAGATATTTCAGAATATTCAGTCTTTGATGTTATAGTAGAAGATGGTGGATCTGGTTATGTAGATGGAGATATTGTTATTGATGATGTTGGTAACGAGTATACAACACAAATAATTGATGGAAGTATCTATCAAGTTAAACCTCTAAATAATGTTATTCAGACTTTACCCATATTAACTGTTGATACTAGATTTTCTGGGGTTTCTGGATCTAATGCTGGTAGTGGAGCAATTCTCAGACCATTATTAGGAACTCCAACATTTACTGGCGAAATACAAACTGTAGTACAATGTCCTAAGTAAAATGGCAGAAAGAAATAAAAATATATTTAAGAGACAAATAATCAGTTTTAATCCGAATTTTAGAATTGATACTGCAAACCCACAAATGGGTTTATCTGGTATGGATGTTTATAAAATTTATGGTGTAACTGATAATGGAGACAATCAATCATCAATTTCTTTAAGTAGCGGTGGAATATTTTCAATTTATAATGATCGTACCATTCAAATTTCTGGTGGATCAAAACATGAAGAGGGAAGAGAAGATATAATTATTATTGGAAATAATGGAAATGTTTCAATTACTGCAAATGGAATGGTTCGCATTCGCGGAACTTCTATTATGCTTGAAGCAGATGAAGATATACACTTAAAGGCAGGCAGAAATATTGATCTTAAAAGTGGATCTGGTCGAACTCTAATACAAGGTAATAAAATTGATATAACAGCACAAACTGGAAATTTAATTGATGAACTGGGAAAGGGATTTTTAAAGAGTGTTTTTGCTGGTACATATGTTGGTGGAGATTTTCTTGGTGGGTTTATCAGTGGAGTTTCTAAAGCAGTTTTAAATTCTGTATTATAATATATGGCCGAAGATTGTAGACAAACTAGACCAAATATTGGTAGTACTTCTAACAGTCAACAAGAAAGACAAGAAAGTGCAGTACCGTATAAAGAACCGGCAAAGGATAGTAATTTTTATGGATTAGAATCTCATTTTAATCAAGATGTAATTTTTTATGGAGATGTAAGAATTCATGGAGAATTACTTGCAAATTTTTCAGGATTACAAAATCAATCAATAACTACAAAAGATTTAAATGTTTTAAGAACTTCTATTTTTGATGGTAACGCTTATTTTTCAGAAAATGTCTATTTTGATAAAGGTATAAATGCTGGAATTGCAACAATAAGAACAAAATTAGATGTTGGTTGTGGTGGAACAACCTTAAGGGCAGATACTTCAACTGGTAAAGTCGGCATTGGTAGTACAATACCACAACAAAAATTAGATGTTGCAGGAAGCGTAAAAATAGATGAAACAATCTATGATTCTGCAAACGTTCCTGGAAGAAATGGATATTATTTGGTTAGAGATGATCGTGGAGTTAGATGGATACCTTTAGTCGCTGATACTATTCCTGGAGTTCCTGGTATTAATACTGAAGGAATTTTTGTCCTCAATGAAGGTGTTCCTCTTTACTAACCATAGTATAAATATTTCATTATAAAAGTAGTAGGATGACCAGATTTTATATCCAAGATCAAGGTGTATTTATTCCAACTAATGATTTGGCCCAAGCATTTGCTGCTCTAAATTTTGTACAAACAAATAGTCTTGGAGTTGGAACAGATACTTTAATACCAATTGTTAATACTAGTAATCCTAATTGGATCGCGGATATTAAAACACAAGATTTATGGGGTCACACTGGAATAGGTTCTACCGCATCACTTTTTAGATTAACCAATGTTGGTGTTGGAACTGCAGTACTTCCAAATAGATTTCAGGTAGGTCTTACTGGACAAGATTTTGTAGTTACTCCTGCCGGATTGACTGGTCTTGGATTGGCAAATCCAGCGTATAAATTAGATATTACTGGAGATCTTCATGCTACGCAAAGAGTTGAATTCGATGCAACTTTAGATGTTGATGGTGCCACCACTCTCAATGATACTTTAGATGTTACTAATGCAACAACTTTAAATGCAACATTAGATGTAACTGGTGCTACTACCCTTAATAATACTTTAGATGTAACTGGTGCTACCACTCTCAATAATACTTTAGATGTAACTGGTGCTACTACCCTTAATAATACTTTAGATGTAACTGGTGCTACCACTCTCAATGATACTTTAGATGTAACTGGTGCCACCACTCTTAATGATACTTTAGATGTAACTGGTGCCACCACTCTTAATGATACTTTAGATGTCACTAATGCAACAACTTTAAATGCAACATTAGATGTAACTGGTGCTACTACTCTCAATAATACTTTAGATGTAACTGGTGCTACTACTCTCAATAATACTTTAGATGTAACTGGTGATACTACCATCGATGGTATTTTGGAATTAAACTCATCATTAAGAGATATTAATGATAGTACAGCAACGGGAAAATTTGATTATCGATTATCTTCTGTAGGTACAGGTGTATCGTGGAGACCTCCAGGAGTTCAGACTCAAAACATCATTTATGTTACAAAGGATGGTAATGATGCTAATAGTGGATTATTGGAAGGTGACGCAAAGGCAACAGTAGGAGCAGCTGCATCAATCGCACAAGATGGAGATACAATTTATGTTCGACCTGGAGTTTATTTTGAAAACAATCCTATAGGTCTTCGTACTGATGTTACAATTTCTGGACAAGATTTAAGACTTGTTACAATTATTCCAAACAATCCATCAAAAGATGTTTTTCATGTAAGAAGAGGTTGTTTAATTGAAAATCTAAATTTTGCTGGAACTAGTGTATCAGTTGCCCATACTGGATGTGCTGCAGTTGCATTTCCACCAACGAATCCAGCAGATTATGCTGTAACTGGGTATATTGCTCCTGGTCCTGCAAATGAAGGGCTTACTGGAAGGTGGAGGTCTCCCTATATACGGAACTGTACCAATTTTATGACCAAAAGTATTGGTATGAAAATTAATGGAGACCACGCAACTGCCTCTACAATTGGTAATGATTTGAAATGTATGGTCTGCGATTCCTTCACTCAATATAATGAAGCAGGAATTGGAGTATCAATTACCAATAATGGATATGCTCAGTTAGTTTCTATTTTTACAATTAACTGCGATATTGCAATTTATGTAGATAGTGGAGGTTCTTGTGACTTAACAAACTCCAACTCATCATTTGGTAATTATGGTTTATATGCTGTTGGTCTTGGAAAAACAGAATTTACCGCAACAGTAGGAACATATCCACCAACAAGAACTCAACCTGGAGTTAATCCCGAAAGTGATAAGGTTACATTTGTCAATATGAAAGATGATTCAAATGGTGGAATTGGGACAGTAAGAAAACCTTATGATGGGCAAGCATTATTCTTCCAAATTGATTTAAGAAATTATCCAGATGCAGTAACCACTGGATTGTCTACTACGATATTAAAAAATCCTATGGTTAGGGTTGATTCAATTAAAGTTACAAATGGTGGTTCCGGGTATAGTGCAGCATCTCCACCAACAGTCATAATTGTTGATTCTGATTTAACACAGCAACCAAAAGGACCTCAAGGAATTATTGCTGAGGTAAGTCCAACGATTGATCCAATCTCAGGTTCTATTACCGCAATTGATGTTGTAAATAGTGGAAGAAATTATTTACCAACGCAAAACTTACAAGTTTTAATTGATGGAGGTTCTGCATCAGCACAAGTCATAACAGAACCAATTTATTATACTATTGATACTGCAACTGAACCAACTCCAATCACTGGAATTACAACAGTTACATTTAATCAATTTATTCCTTATGAACTATTTGGTGGTGAAGCAGTTTCATTGAAAAGAATTAGTCGTATTTTAACTAGTTCCCATTCTTTTGAATATATCGGTACAGGAACAGATATAAATACATCAACTCCCTTCAAAGGAGCAGTTCCAATTAAAGAGAATGAAATTGTTGCTTTAGATGGAGCACAAATTCCATTTACAAGCACAGATCAAAAAGGAAATTTTGATATTGGTGAAGGATTTCAAATTAATCAACCGACTGCAACAATTAGAGGGCGAGATTTTAGTAAAGCAATACAAGCAGAAGTAACACCATTAATTCTTGCATTAAGATAAAATTATGGCAGTAGCACCACTTAATAAATTTTTAACAATTGCAGTTCCTGTTGCTCCTGGAGAACAAACTGTTTATACTACTCCAACAGGTGTATCTGCTATTGTTCTTTATGCTCAAGTTTCAAACGTAGGAGTTAATACTTTTCCTTCATTTACAATGACTCATAGAAGGAAAAGTACGTCATTAAGAACTTCTGGAAATACTAGAAATATAAGAATCATTAGAGATGTAGAAGTACCAACAAATGATTCTTTAGTAATTATTGATGGGAGATTAGTTTTAGAAAGAAGTGCAGTAATCAGTGATTCTATTATAATTGAAGGAACTCAAGCGGGAATCGTAACTGTTACAGGTTGTTTATACGACAATACCACTGGATTGACAACTGTTACAACATTAACCCCTCACAATTTTAATGTTAATGATGAAGTTACGATGAGTGGTCTTGCATTTACTTGCAGTGGATCTTTTGGACTTACTACCTCTATTTTCCCATCACCTCAACAATCTTTTACCATCACAAGCATTCAGGGTAATGTTGGAACGTCAAGAACCTTTGTAACTAACTCAGGAATCGTTGTTGGAATTGCTCATACATATCTTAATGGTGGTCTAGTCGCCCCATTACAAATGGAATTTATTTGTAGTATCCTAGAAAATAGTATTTCGTAAAATGCCAAAGTATTTAAGTGGAAGAGTTAAACTTGCTTCTCAGGGAACTTTAGGAACTGATAGATATCAATATCTTGGTCTAAATCAAGTAGAACCTAATCTTGGATCTCCACCAATAGGTGGAGATATTGTACCAGATGGACAACAATATCAAATTATTAGTTTTCCAGATTATCCGGGAAGAAGATATTGGGTTCCTGTTGGTGGAGGATTAATTCCCGGTTCCATTACTGTCTTTGATGAAGGATTTTTAGTTGGTGGAATTAGTAGTACAACTCAATTAACTTTTGTTGGTGCAGCAGTAAGTGCTTTTGGAATTACTAATCCAGTTCCTGGAATTGGTGTAACAATTAGAATATTCTCACCAGGAAATGATAGTGAAGTTTTATTTAATCAATCAAATGAATTCACAACATCTCCTATTTTCAAATTTAATAGTACTGTAGGATTATTAACTGCAGGAAATTCTCTCAATGTTGGATTGGGGGGAACTTATTTTACAGTTATTGGAGTTGGATCTGTTGGAATTAGAACTGCAAATCCAACTCAAGAATTAGATTTGAATGGAAATCTAAGATTAAGAGGAACAATATATGATTACAACAATCAACCAGGAAATCCAAATGAAATTCTTGTAAAGAACAATTTTGGTGGACTTGTATGGATTAATCAAAGTTCAGTAAGGGCAGGCGCAGGTGGAACTTATAGAAATGTTCAGTTTCATAATTCTGCTGGATTAGTTGATGGGGCGTCAAATTTTGTTTATAATGAGGTTAGTCAACGTGTTGGTATTGGGAGTACAATTCCAACAGTAACTTTGGATGTTCTGGGAATTTCTTCTTTCAAAGGTCAAACGACAATTGATTTTTTGAATGTAACCGGAGTTACTACATCTTCTACCCTCAATGTAACTGGCATTACAACGACTCGTGGATTAATAGTATCTGGAGTCAGCACACTTGGATTTATAACGGGAACAAATGCTTATTTTACTGGAATAGTAACTGCAAATAAGTTTAATGGGTCATTAGATGTTGTTACCGATTTATATGTATCGGGATTCTCTACATTCAAAAAATTAGTATATATTGATTCTAATTTAGGAGTATCAGGTCTTACAACATTAAGTAATTTAAAAGTATCAGGAATTTCAACTTTTGATAGTCAGGTTAATATTAATAATTTGAATGTAACAGGTGTAGGAACATTTGATAACATTAAAATTGATACGAACACAATTTATACAACAACTGGTAATTTAATTTTAGATTCACTTTCTGGAACAACTCAAATTGATGATAAAATTTATGTAACTGATACTACAGATTCTAATGATAAAGATAATGGATCGATTATAACTGAAGGTGGTGTTGGAATCGAAAAGAACTTAAATGTTGGAGGTTCATTTAGAGTTGCGGGAGTAACAACACTTGCCGCAAATGGAGGAATCACAACAACTGGCGGAAATCTATCTGTAGGCGGAAATTTAAGTGTTGTAGGAGTAACAACACTTGCCGCAAATGGAGGAATCACAACAACTGGCGGTGATTTGTATATTGGTGGAAGTTTAAACGTAAAGCAAACAGTAAATCCAGATTTTGTAAAGACTAATAGACTTCAAGTTACAGGAATTTCATCATTAGATTCCACCACAGTTGTTGGTGGTGATACAATTATCAATAATGGACCAATTCTTCAGGTTTCTGGAATAAATTCAAGTGTTTATATTGGTGGTAATATTGGATTAGGTAGTACCAACCCAACATCAAAACTTTATATTGTTGGTGATGCTTTTATTACTGGATTCACAACTTTAGGAACTGGCGCAACATCTAGAGGGACATTATTTGCAAATCAATTAAGTGTTGCCGGATTCTCTACTTTTGTCGGTCTAGTTACTAGCAGATCAACATTATTTACAAATCAATTAAGTGCTTCTGGATTCTCTACTTTTGTTGGTCTAGTTACTAGTAGATCAACATTATTTGCAAATCAATTAAGTGTTGCTGGTGTTAGTACATTTAATGGTAATGTAATTTTAGGTGATGAAAATTCTGACCTAGTAACCTTTAATTCTAGAGTAAACAGTTCAATTATACCTTCTGCAAATAATACTTATAGTTTAGGTGCTAGTGGTCTTGCATGGGATAGTGTTTGGGCGCAAACTTTTAATGGTAGATTTGTAGGAACTGCTGATGAAGCAGTTAAAGTTTCAACTGGCACTACTACAGGAACTTCATCATATTATTTAACTTTTGTCGATAGTAATAATGATCCTAGAGAAAATGAATTTTTGTATACCGATTCTGAAATAACATATAACCCATCTACAGATCTATTGAGTGTTGGCAAACTTTATGTTTCTGGAATTAGTACATTTAATAGTAGTGCAATATTTAATAACAATATATCAGTCGGCGGCATTGCAACGTTTAGTGGCAATGCATCATTTAATGGTAATGTAATTTTAGGTAATGAAAATTCTGACCTAGTAACTTTTAATTCTAGAGTAAACAGTTCAATTATACCTTCCAATAGCGGAACTCTTGATTTAGGTAGTCCTTCTAATTTGTGGGGAACCATTTACACAACCACTATTGTTGGATCAGTTACTGGTATTGCAGATACTGCTAAACAATTACAAACATCAAGAAATTTTAGCATTAATGGAACTGGTAGTGTAATTAATGCTGGAGATGTTTCTGCATCCGTAGTTTCATTTAATGGAACACAAAATGTAGTTTTAAATGGCAGTTTAAAAAATGTAACTGGATTAACTGCTGGGACGTATGGTGATAGCACTACAATTCCAGTTGTCAGTGTTAATGCTCAAGGTATCGTAACCTCAATAACAACTACAGGAGTTAATTTCAGTACTGCAACAGTACAAAATGCAGATAATATTAAAACAACATCATCAACTTCAAGCACATTATATCCAACTTTTGTTGATAGTAATAACGTAAGTCCAGGATATGAAGCAGTTTATACTGATAATGATATTACATATGATGCATCTGATAATTTATTAACATTAGGTAAATTAAATTTATCAAATGCAACTGCTTCAACAATCACTGCAATACTAACTAGAGGTGCAGATAATAATTTCCAATTATCAGCACAAAATGGGTCATCAAATAATGCCAGTGGACAAGAAGTTTCTAGATTTGGCATCAATTATGGTGGTGGTTCGTGGAACAGTTACTTTAAATTTATTAGAGGTGGTGGCGCCGTAGATGGTTCTATTGTAATCGCCACAAATAATACTGATAGAGTTCAAATTGATTCTAGTGGAAATGTTTTACCTCAAGGAACTTCTGGAACTTTAAATCTTGGTGGTTCTTCTAACCGTTGGGATACAGTTTATGCAAAGACTTTTGATGGTTTAAATAATATTACCACCACAGATCTTCAAACTGGTAACTTATTGGTTACTGGTATTGCTACAGTCAATGGATTCTTTAGACCTTCTGTTGGTTCTGGTGCAGATAAAGGAATTTACTGGCAACCTAATCCTGCCGGTGGTGCTGGTGATGAAGCATTTATTAGATATTATGTAGAATCTGGAGAAGATACAAGATTACATATTGGTATTAGAAATGATGCCGTATCGGGAAATTCTGATGATATTTACTTGGAAGCATCTATAGTTAATGTT